TGTTAGACAAATAAACAACAAATACCCTAGTTATTTATGGGGTCTTGACTATCTTGTCTAGTTTGCTATACAATTCACCCATGCCCTAGCAATTTCGCACAAGGGTCTTTTAGGAGTCAGAAATGACAGATTTTCAAGTTATCGCTTCCGTAATTCGCTACCTTCAAGCTGAAGCTGGCGCAGTCTCTTGCAATGTGCATTTGCCAAGCGGCAAAAATGTTGTTGTTTACGTCAATGGCAACGTAGAAAACGCCTAAACCAATGGGGCTTCGGCCCCTAGAAAGACAAATTATGAAAGATCAAATCTTAGACTGTTTAGCCGCCATCGCAATCGGTGCTGTGTTTGCCATCTTGTTGGCATGGAGGGGTTGAGCATGAAAATCAAAACCACAGTTCACATTTATTATTGCAAATGGCATTGGGAAGAAAAGAGTGAATACGAAATTTTTTCTTTTAAATTTGATGATGACGATTACCGAACTTACGTTTGTGAGCAAGAAATTGAAATTGAAGTGCCCGACAACTACGACCCACGCGCACAACAGATCGCCGCATTAGAAAAGCAAAAACAAAAAGTAATGGCTGATTACCAAAAATCAGTTAATGAAATTAACGACCGTATCACCAAATTGCAAGCATTGGAGTACACGGCATGAACACCTCAATCCTCAAACGCGCTCGGGAACTATGGGCAATTAATGACGTACCCCGTGACATTGCTAGGAGCAATATCCGTAAGTGGGTTAAGTCTGTGCGCCAGTTGGGTGACAAGCATTTGTTAGCAATCAAAGTAACCAAGAAAGACGAATTATGAAAAACATTGCAACAGCCTTGGTCAAAGCTCAAAAAGCCTTTGGCCCTGCTTTAAAGACCGCTACAAACCCACATTTCCGTAGCCGATACGCTGACCTGTCCGCTTGCGTAGAAGCTGTTATGGACGGTTTAAACAACAACGGGATAGCCATGATTCAGCAATGCTCAGAATCAGACACTGGCGTGATTGTTGAGACAGTGTTTATCCACGAATCTGGCGAAACACTTAGCTGCGGAAAACTCCACGTTCCAGCGGTAAAACACGACCCCCAGGGATACGGCAGCGCTTTGACCTACGCTCGGCGTTATTCACTGATGGCAGCTTGCGGTATTGCCCCAGAGGACGATGACGGAAACGCTGCCAGCCGTAAGACTGAAGTTAAGAAGTCTGAAGTGGACGAATCAGTCATGGCTGACCATCTGGCGGCAATTGAGGCGACTACCACAGAAGAAGACTTAAAGAAGGCTTACGTCAAAGCCTACGCATACGCTAACGGAGAACCTGCTTGGCAAAAACGCGTCATCGCAGCTAAGGACAAAATGAAAGGGAAACTGTAATGCAGCAACAAAGCCCAGAATGGTTTGCCGCCAGGTGTGGAAAGGTCACAGCTTCCCGAGTAGCTGATATTGTCGCTAAGACAAAATCAGGTTACAGCACAAGCCGAGACAACTACATGGCTCAATTGGTCTGCGAAAGAATGACTGGAGTACCCGCAGAGACTTACACAAATACAGCTATGCAGTGGGGGACGGATACAGAACCCCTCGCCAGGGCAGCGTATGAAGCCAAAATGGACGTTTTAGTGGACGAGACAGGGTTTGTTATCCATCCATCTATTACCGAGGCTGGCGCGTCTCCTGATGGGCTTGTAGGGCTATTTGGGCTTATAGAAATAAAGTGCCCCAACACATCGACTCACATTGAGACACTACTGTCCGACAAAGTGCCATCCAAATACATCACCCAAATGATGTGGCAAATGGCATGTACTAATCGGCAGTGGTGTGATTTTGTGAGTTACGACCCTAGAATGCCAGAAGGTCTAAAACTCTTTATTAAGCGGGTCGAATACCACGACTCAATTATTAAAGGATTAGAGACCGAAGTAAAAGAGTTCCTTAGTGAACTAGATGCAAAAATTGTGAAACTAAACGAAAGACGTTATGGCTAAAGTACTAAAAGAAGTGTCCGTTATTACGGGAAAATACACTAATGCCCAAGGGCAAGAAAAGAACCGATACACTCGAATAGGGTCAGTGATTGACACAAAAAACGGGGAAATGCTCAAGATCGACAACATGCCAGTGATGGAAGGTGGTTGGTCTGGATGGGCATATCTCAATGAGCCACGGGAAAAAGACACTCCCAAGGATGACGACATTAGCTTTTGATTAAAACAGGTCAAAATTAACAGACGCAGCGAGTACCCCTACCTAAAGGACAAATTATGAAATTCGCAGATATATTAGGTTTTTTCCCAAGGGCAAGGTCAGCAGACCCTATCACCTCGTTTGAGGCTGCTAAATCAATTAAAGTAGAAGACCATGTTGTCATCATCTATGAGTGCCTAAAAAGATATGGGCCTCTAGGAAAGGATGGCATCTCAAACAACACAAACCTAGACCCCAATCAGGTTGCCAGACGGTTATCTGAGATGGAAAAGCTAGGATTTATCACATTGACAGGCAATAAAGTGAAGTCAAACACGGGAAGAAATGAACGTGAATGGCAAATCTGTGTAAAATAGGATTGGGCATTTCGCCTAGATCAAGGAAAAATCATGGGTTACTACGGCAAAGAAAAGACACCAAAGGGTGTAGCCGCTTCGGATCGCACTGGCGAGAAGATGGGTAGTGAGAAGGGTGTCAACAGCACCAAATTCATGCCTGGCGCTTCTGGCGAGAAAGTTCTAAAAAGCGCAACGGCATCTGACACTTCAGGAGAGCGTAAAGCTAAACTGGTTGGGGGTGTTGGAATGGGTAAAGCTGATGGCATGGGCGATCGCGTAGACGGCCACATGGGTAAGAATGATGGCCTTCTCGGTGAATTTAAAGGCGGTAGCCGTGAGCATGTAGCTTACGAGCACAAGCGCACCGAGTACAAGTAAAGCGAAACACCGCAGTCGGGCATGACTGCGGGTTTCTAACCAACTCAAAAGGAGCTTGAATTGGCTAGTGAGAATTGTAATACCTGTAAACACTTCCAAAATCACGGGACAATGGGTGTTTGCAGGCGTTACCCAACATATCAAAACCGCCACCACACAGAAATATGTGGTGAGTTTTCTGCTTTACCAATAGAAATCCCGACAGAGCCTCCTAAAAAGCGTGGGAGGCCAAAGAAATGAAACTGACACCCTTGCGAGACAAAATCATTGTCAAGCCTGAAAAACGAATCCAAAGCGCTTTATACGTCCAAACCGCAGAAGCGGACTCAATCGGTTATGTAGTAGCTGTTGGCCCAGATGCGGTCAAGGAAGGCTTAAACATAGGCGACAAGGTTTACTTTGGAACACTGGCCAAAAACTACGGGGATGAATACCTGAAGTTCGAGGAAATCAACATCAACAACGAACGCCATCTAAAAATGTCATGGATGGATATTTGCTTTGTGGAAGAATCATGACCGAACAACAAGTTAAAGACCGCATCACCGAACTGACCAACCAAGCCAAACAGATGGAAGTCAATTTGGTGGCTATTCAAGGTGCAATTCAAGACTGCCAATGGTGGTTAACCCAACTGGAGAGCAAAGATGCTCAAGAAGTCGACAAGCCCCAAAGCGTTTAAAGAAAACATCAAGGCCGAAGTAAAGGCGGGGAAACCTGTCAAGCAGGCCGTGGCGATTAGCTATGCCGTAAAGCGTGAAGCCGCTAAAATGAAGGCTAAACCCAAAAAGTAAAGCCATGCCAACTCTAGCCGACATTTACAGCGCCATTGGATCAGCAAAGCGTAGGGGGGTTGACTTTATTCAGAATCCTGGTTTGTCTTTGCAACAAATGGTTGGGCTGGCAAATGATCGGGCTGGAGAATTGAACCAGCAAACGGCAGCAGCGGCTCAAGAAGGCGTGAAATACGGCCCCTCAAGCCAAGCACTAGGGCAAACGCTTGCAGGGGCTTACAACCCTGTTGGAATGGTCAGCAATACTTTGATGAGTAAATATCCCAAAGTTGCTCTAGACATAGCTGAATCTCCAGACGCCATTGACTTGTCGAGGATTGTTGTTCCTAAAGAATTGAGGAATCAAGGCATAGGTTCAAGCGTAATGCAAGACTTGATTGATTATGCAGACTCAACAGGAAAACAAGTTAGATTGTCGCCATCATCTGATTTTGGTGGCAGTCCAACTCGACTCAAGAAATTTTATAAAGAATTTGGATTTGTGGAAAACAAAGGCAGAAATAAAGATTTCACCACTAGAGAAACAATGATTCGCAATCCTGAAGAAATTAAAATTCATGAAGCAACTGGTTTGCCAATGAGTTCTGATAAAACAGTAACGCTTTATCATCATACTAGTCCTGCAAATGCCGAACTAATCAAAAAAACAAATACATTAAAATCTGCTGGTGAGCCTGACGTTTATCTTACAACTCATCCAACTCCAGATATAGGATATGGCGATGTAGCAGTTCCTATAAAAGTAAATCCAAATTATCTAAGATTGGATGATGAATTTCCGAATGGACGAATGGATTTCGCGTTACCTGTTGGAAAACCAGGTGGCTCAATTAAAGTAAAACTACGATGACCGAAACAACCGAAAAACGCCCTGTTGGTAGACCTTCACTGTACGATCCTAAGTATTGTGAGGAAGTGATAGAACTCGGCAAACTCGGCAAAAGCACTGAACAAATCGCAGCTACATTAGGGTTTTCCCTTCGTGTCTTATACGATTGGAGAGATAAGCATGACGAATTTCTGCACGCCATGGAATATGCAAAGGAATTAGAGCAGGCTTGGTGGGAAGATCAGGCCCATGCTTACATGGTTGAAACCAAAGAAGGCCCAAAGCTGAACTCATCATTGTGGTCGCGCTCAATGGCTGCTCGATTCCCCAAGAAGTACCGTGAAAGCACAAAGACTGAGATAACAGGCGCAGATGGAGCGCCGTTAATCTCTGGCATTCAAGTCACGTTTGTAAAGTCTGAATGAGCGAAGTAAGTGGAACAATCAAAAAAGCGGAGTTTCCTGAGAAGCTCGCTTGCTTATTTCAGCCTGCTAAGTCTCGGTATCGCGTCCTATATGGTGGTCGTGGTGGC